AGACCCTTTCGGGTCTAGGGTCAAACCGCTTCCAGCATGTTAGCAGGCACTCTCCACAGGCCCTGCTGGGTAGCCACTGTGACGTATTTGATAGCGATCTTGTTCACAGTGCCCTGCATAGTGATGCCAGTCTTAGTGCTGGTGAAGCGCACACTGGCACCAATGCGGAGTGATCGTTTGTTTTGATCAGTAAGACGTGCCCGGGCAAACTTCACAGCGTCGATGATCGAGCTCAGTTGCTCGTTAGTGAAGTTGCCTGCAAGAATCTCTGCGTTAACTGTTTGAATGCTCATGCTTGCTCCTTAGTGTGTAAGTGTGTATTATAGCAGGTTTTAATAACCTTGTCAACCATAGGGTCTTTACCTGCCACAGCCCGCCATGCCCGATTGGCCTTGGCGTATTGCAGATGATTGGTGGTAAAGCCCGGGAAGCGATCCCGTGCCCAGATCACGAAGTTCAAGCGTTCGATCTCGTTCTTCATCACATGGTCCAGTAGAGTTCGCTTGATGGATCACAGCTACGGGGTGTGTCGTGTGCTATCTGCACGTCCACACCCGTCATCAAGTTCTTGACAGTCTTCATTGTAGGGATGCACTCAAAGCGCCAGCCTCCTGTAGCAGGATACAGGTTGTAGAGCTCGTTGCACTCACGGCGCATACCTGCTTCATCGCGACCCGTCCAAACAGTGGTAGAGAACAAGCGTTCGCCAGTCTTAGTGCGACCGTCTCGTTTGTAGATATACAGTGTGTAGTCTTGTTTCATCATGTGCTCCTTGTTGCGATAGTGTATTATAACATGGTTTTACCATAGTGTCAACCCCTACCAAGCCACAGCGTGAATCCGTTCCTGCTGGCCAATGTAGAAGATCCTGCCGTTGCTGAGCATCCGTGCAGTGCGAGTGCTCTGTTTGACGTAGTCACAACCGTTTAGGTGAAACATGCGTCCAATGCGGAACTCTGAAAAAGTCCATGATCCCATTTCAATCTCCTCTAGTGTCAGTGTTCAATACAGGCTTCACAGCCCTACGGATCTCAACTTCACGCACATGAGCAGCCGCCTTGCCGCGAATCACTTCATGCACATAGACCTCTATCTCGCTCTTGTCACTCAAAGTGCGAAGCTCTGCACACAAGAGCCAGTTCTTAGTCTCAGTCTTGGCGCGATAGAAGTGCTTTGCGGCACGACTCAACACACTCTTGTTCACAGTGCTCTCTGTCTTGGCCGTGACGCCAATGTAGTTCTTTCCATTGACCACAAGTTCATAGATGATGTGATTGCGGTCTACTCGTTTTTTACGTGTTGCAGTGTTTGTCGTCATAGTGTATTATAGCAAGGTTTTACCAATCAGTCAACCAAAGACCCTATACAAAGGATGTGTTCAAAAAGCCACAGTTGACGGCACTCCGAAACGAAGTTATAATACACTTACACTAAAAAGGAGCACTATGTCTAATATTAAAACTGCAAACGTTGCAAAAGCTAAAATTATCTATTATAAAGATAAAGAAACTTATAAGATTATATTTGCATTTAATGTGCATAAAAAAGAAAAAGATAATGGGGACATAGTATATATGTTCCCTACACAAGCAAAATGCGCTTATGTTAGCGGAGATATTAGTTACGAGACATTGCAAGCAGATAAACTACGCATTATAGCACAAGCTAAAAAAACAATGCGTACCGATTATGTAGAATTTGTTTAAACTATTAACACAAAAAGGAAATACCATTATGTCAGAATATAAACAGCAATTAGATTCATTAATGTTGCAACTGCAAACATTAATAGACGAGGATTATGAAGATAATGTTACTATACAAGACGCTTTTAATAATCTTGCTATAGCATTAGACGCAGAGATTATCTAATAATAAAGACCCTAGGCCCTGTAGGGTCTTTGGTTGACACTGTGGTAAAACCATGCTATAATACACACATGACACAGACACTTACACACCGCAAGAAGAGAGCTGATCGCAATCACGTGATCTATGAGCTCAACGTTATGGGACTCACATACGTGGGAGTCACTGCAAAGACAGAGAGCACTGCATTGAAGTCAGCTGTGACTCGTGCCAACAAGCACTTCTATCGCGCTAAGACTGAGAGCAAGGACTGGTTGCTTTGCGAAGCTCTGCGTGGTCTCGACAACAAGGGCGAGATCGTTGTTCGTGTGCTAGAAGTGGTTCGAGGCAAGGCTGAAGCTCACAAGCGAGAAGTGGTTCTGCGTCGTGAGATGGAACCTGCACTTAACACTGACTGCCGAGGAGACTGAGATGTATCGTTATATATGCCAGATGTTCTATGGCGACAAGCTATACACGGGCCACTATTGGGGTGACGACTACAGTTTGGCCCGTGCCCGCAGAGCCGTTGTAAAAATGCAACGACAGCATCCTGCTATGACTTTTCGGTTGACAGATGGTAAAACCGGTGCTATAATAAACACATAGACACTAAGGAGCAATGATGAAACAGAATCATACAGTATACATCTACAAGGCAGACAAGCGCAAGAAGAGCGGTGAGCGCCTTGTGAGCACTACAGTGTGGCAGAACAGGGATGCCGCTGAGATGAAGCGAGAAGTCCGTGAGCTACAGTACGAACTGTGGCCTGTGAGCAAAGGCTTCCGCATCGAGTTCGTACCAACGATGAAGACTGTGACGAACTTGATGTCGGGTGTTGAAATTTCTATCCCACATGACACTCCCCGTTCATGTGATCCTTCAAGCGAACTCTACTGGAGCATGTAATGATCTGCCCACGTTGCACTAAGAGCACACCTATGTTCTCTACTCGTTGCCCTCACTGTACTAGTGAGCACGGCATCCTGGAACTGTGGTTCTTGAATCTGCTCTACCCTGCTACCATCCTAGGCGTGTTCTGGCTGGTCTGGTTAGTCATCCGATAACCCTACAGACTGTAGGGTTGGTTGACGGATTGGTAAAACCGTGTTATAATTGTTCTACACTAACAAAGGAACTGATATGAGTATTCAAACAGTTAACGCAGAGATCCTCGCAGGCAACTTCACTAATGAGCAACTGAGCTCAATCATTGATGCTGTGAAGTTTGCCCGGGCACGCCTTACAGAGCAGAACAAACGATCGCTCAAGCTGGGCGGCGCTGTTCAGTTCACTAGCAACAAGACTGGCTTGACCTTGCGCGGTACAGTGGACAAGATCGCTATCAAATTCGTCACAGTGCGTACACCACAGGGCTTGTGGAGGGTGCCGGCTAACATGCTGGAAGCAGCTTAACCCTAGGCCCTGTAGGGTCTTTGGTTGACAATGTGGTAAAACCGTGTTATAATACATTTACACTGAAACACAAAGGAGCTGATATGTTTAATTCGTACGCAAAGATTCGCCCTGCAACTACACGGATGCTGGAGATGATGGACGAGGGCTTGCTGGACCCACGTGCTGTGGCAGACATGTGCCTGAGCTGGCTTAGCGAGAGTTCCGTGCATGAGATGATGCTGGCTAATGACTTGGTAGAGGACGAGCCAGAGGACGAGGAGCCCGAAGAAGAGTGGACTCCGGACAATGCAGACTTCAACGATCCCGGTTCACGTCATCACTATTGATTGAAGACTTCCCTGCCACTAGACCCTGCAAGCAGCCTGGGTACTTCGCAGGGAAGTCGACAATCTGGTAAAACCGTGTTATAATACATACTTGAACAACACAAAGGACTGAACATGCGATACTACGATGAACTGGCAACTTACGAACGTGATGGCTTTACTGTTATCGTAGACAAGAGCTACGAGGACCTGAGTCTGGACCAATGTTTTGATGACAGCCTGGACGAGAACGGTGTTCCCCTCTTTGATCTTAAAGAGATGGCCCGAGACATTGACAGCGGCAACCTAGACTGGTTCATGTTGCGTGTACGTGTAATGGTTGACAGTCTCGAGATGGGCAGTCACTATCTGGGAGGGTGCCTGTACAAAGACGCTCGCGAAGTACTTACAGACGGCACCGCAGAGGACTGCATCGGCGAAGCACTGCATGAAGCCAAACGCGAAGTCTACAAGTACAAGCAGAAGTTCGCTGAGTTGAGCGACATGGTCGATAGAGAAGGTGTCGAAGTATGAAGTTGGATGAAGTACTACAGTGGGCAGGTACTGCCTGCTTCATGGTCATGTATACTACAATGAGCTTCTTCAAAGAACTGCATACCGTGCAATTAATTGCCGGATGCATGGGCGGATCATTGTTCTTGGTGTGGAGTCTGCGTGTGGCAAATAAACAACAGACCATTGTTAACGTTACAGGAGTAACCATTACGCTTATAGGGTTATACAAAGCCCTTGGTTGACAAAGTGGTAAAACCTTGCTATAATAAGCACATGGACAGTTAGATAAGAGTTAAAGGTTACCTAGACCACTAGGCGACTGGGATGACGACAGTACCGACGGGCGCTGGTCAAGTCCAGGAGCATGAAACAGGATCAATGGCTTAGGCCATGTGGATCCGGACTTGCGGTGGACAATCTAGGAGTAATGACCGTGCAGGCCCTATGTAGACGTTGCATAGGGTAGAGACAGATGCACAATGGTTCCTTTAGTTCTTTTCTAACTGTCCATGAGGGGTTGACAAGTTGGTAAAACCGTGTTATAATACATACTTACACAACGCAACTAGGAGCAAAGATGAAAGCACTACAGAAGTTCATTGAGCAGAAGAATCACTGGAACAGTTTCTTCAAAGGCGAGCAGTATGAGATTCAGACTGCCCGTGGTCGTCAGCGTGTCGCAGACATGATTGATGCGGCCCTTAGTCCTGAGAACTTGACCTGCGATGGGGAACTTCCTCGCGCAGAGGTCAATCGGAGATATAAGGAGCTGATGACTGCGGCCAAGCAGTTGAAGAAGCTGGACCCAGCTGTTAAGTTCTACGAATACGAAACGGAGATCTAAGATGAAAGCAATGGTTACAACTGTTCTCCGTCAGGAGATTGAAGTGCCGGAAGGCACGGATCGAGAGAGTGTGCTGGAGTTCCTGGCAGAGAATCAAAGTTTCTCAGAGGCCTTCAATGGTGTTAGCGATATGACACAACGGTTCCGCATTGTTGATATCAGTGTTGTGGAAGAAGAGATCACAGAACTTGGTGAGGAGAGCTACGATGCCTAATTGGTGCAACAACGGTATCACACTGCGTCACGCAGACCCCCAAATGATTGAGCGAGCCGCCAAGGCTCTGCAAGCAGGCCAGTTCCTGCAAGAGTTCATCCCTTGTCCTGCTGAACTGCTAGAGGCTGTGGCTAACTTCACAACTAACGACGCCCTAGTGGCCAAGCACGGCTATTCCAGTTGGTATGACTTCAACATTGCCAACTGGGGCACCAAGTGGGATGTCAACTCGGACAATGTGGAGATCGTAGACGCCAACACACTGACAGCAGGCTTTGACAGTGCCTGGGCACCACCCATTACTGCATACGAGCGTCTAATAGAGTTGGGCTTTGAGGTTGAGGCATTCTACTACGAGCCAGGCATGCAGTATGTGGGCAAATGGGTAGATGGTGAGGACGACTGCTACGAATACGGCGGCTACGACTCAACCACAGTGCGTGACTACATTGGCGAGGAACTGGACGACTACTTCTGTATAAGCGAGAGCATGGCAGAGTGGGAAGAAGAGAACCAAGAAGACTAATACTTCTGTTTGCAATCAAAGACCCTGTGCAATGCAGGGTTTTTGGTTGACACTTCTGTGTTTTACTGTTATAATACACTTACACTAAACAAGGAGCACTAGATGAGAGACGCAATACTTGCAAAGCTAGCGGAAGTGGATGACATGCTACAGGCTGCAACACTGGACGGCGACAGCTTAACA